CCATTGTTCTAGTGCAGTTTTAGTTTCATATACTTTTTGTTGGGCTGTGGCATGATCTAATTTTGAACCTGACAAATGAACTAGGTCCTCCATTACATTATCAAACCCATTTACAGCTTCATTCAATTCTATCAAAAGTTGTTGACCTTGTTTTTTTAAGTCACCTTCAACGCTATCTATTGCCAGCCTAAATCTTTTTTGATCCTGCTTGTATCTGTCTAGATCTTTAATCTTGCTAAACATAAATTATCCTAGTGTAAAGTTCTATATTCGGTACTTACATAATCTTCGTCTCTTTCTGAAACATCTTCATCATCAAACTCTACATCTATATGACCATCATTATCAACTATAGACAACCATCTATTGAAAAAATCCACTATTTCTTCTAGATCTTTATCTGTAATATCTTCTTTGATATAGGAAGCAAGCAGTTCTTGAACACTAGAATTCACTATAGCTTGATCAATTTCTTTGTAGGATAGGACAAATTCTTCTTGAAATTTATATTGTACAGTCATAAAAACAGTCTCACTATCTTGATTTTCATCTATAAACCATTCACATGCCCATACACTTTCTTTACCATCATCTAAATCGCCCCATTGTGGGAAAATTTCATCTTTCATAGTTGTTCCTTATACGTTATTTTCTTTTAATTTTTTAAAAATCTCTTTTCTTATTTTAGAAATCGTTAGTTTTATTTCATTGATAGAGCTTGATAATTTATTATTTAAAGATAATTCAGCATGTGCTTGATCAAGAAGTTTAACTTGATTTTGTAAATTTTTACATAAGGCTAAAACATGAGAGCTAACAGCAGGGTCTTTTATACTATGCGCTCTATTTGTAAAATCCTTATATTCGTTTTGAAATGTATCGCTTTTTTCTAGTGATAATAACATTATAGATTCTCGATTATTTCTATCAAAACAGTAAGCTTAGTTTGAAAAGTTTTATTTTTTAAACTAGATTCGAGCCCTTTATGTGTAGGCTTAGGTAGGTAATCCAGATTAAACCAACCCCAAGCTCTGTGTTCCTGTGTCAAAATGGGAATAAATTCTTTATCAACCACACAAAAATAAGTTCTAAAATTAAACAAGCTATCGTTGCTAACAAAACGTTCTAATGGTATTGTTTTAGAAATGTCTGGCATAAAACCTAATTCTTCTGTGATTTCTCTTTGTAATCCTTGCCAAGCAGTTTCTCCTAGATTGTGCGTACCTCCAGCCAGACCCCACTTTCCATTATGTTTACCATTATTTTTTTGAAGTAACAAAAAACGATGCGTATTTCTAGCACATATTAGCGCACCTGAACAATCTATTACAGAACTAGTCTCCATTTGCCTTTTTTATACTCGCCTTCAAAGCTTTTTTTCCATTCAATACCATTCCATTTGTATTGAGTCCCGGTATAATAATTAGTTTGATAAACAATTATATCGGTACGATAATGAGCATTAAAAATCGTTCTCCATTCAGACCCGGTCCACAAAATTATATCATTAGCAAAGGCTAATGGATCGCTATCGTCATCATTTTTCCATGCGTCGGGCCCATCTTCATTAAATTTTAAAATATATGTAACTAGACTTCCTATTTGTATGTAACTAGCTGTTTGTATAAGAAATTTTCCATTTAAATTTGTAGAAGTGAATGTGACAGATACATTATCTATATATAAAACACAATCATATACATTATCGTACAAGATACCTGTATTAATTTTTTTTATCTTATTTATTGTTACAAAGGTTTCTCTCGTGCCTGCTCCTAAATTATCAACTAACAAATATCGTATACCAGTTTGTATAGGTTGATCAATATTTTCGTTATTAGGACGTCTGGGACGGAAATTTAAAGGACTTATGATAGCATCAAATGTACCTTTACCAGTAGCAGAGTTATATGATTCGTCAACATTTTCTATATAGCTTAAATTATCTATATATGTATTACTATGATAACTGTCTTGGTCCCAATTAGCAATTAGACTATTAGGCACTAAAGGGTTATAGCTAAGTAGACCGATTACTTCTGTACCATCTTCCTGTTCAAGATGTATTCTGCTTAATCCTGGTTGAAACGGTGAAGGATATTGCTCAATAAGAATCTGCCAATTCTGATCAGTGCTAGAACCTGTAATACTTGAAAAAAGTGTTACCTCATTTCCTTCTACAAATATATCAAAATCTCCTGGGGCTTCATACTGTGTGTACATGTAGTTAGATGGAGCTCTATCAGTGGCTTGAGGGTCGGTGCCTAGTCCATCAATATAGTCTCCAGGACCTGGATCTATTCCTCCATAAACATTAGCAATTATTTTTGTCACTACTCCTAGTTTTTTCACTTTGACAGGAGGACTTAGATAAACAGGAGTTTTTAATGTAATAGTTGCTATATCTATACTACTGTTCGCCCCTACTGGAATACTTCTTCCTGAAAAATTTACGTCCTCCAATTCAACAACTGTAAGACTGGTCCAATCTACAAAATTGTCTGTAGTTTGAATTTCGAGACTCGGATTAAAAAGCACTAAAATTTGTTCTAATAATTGTAGTTTTTGATCAGTGCTAGAACTCCAAATATCTACCTTAACTGTCAAATTAAAAGGTGTTGGCATTAATCTTTCTACAGTATGACGTTTACCTTGTTCACTTGTATAGTATTCATTACCATTTTCGTCTACTTCAATAGCTCTTTCTCGTAAATGAATTTTGCTGACAAATGTACTATCTCCTAGTCTTGAACGATCGAGATCTAAGTCTGTAATATAAACACCAATTCTAGGACAACTTTGTAGGGTATTTTCACTGTTTTGGTTGACAATATTTGCTGCTTGTCTTTCAGGATCTCCGTACATTACTGGTACGCGGACTAACGTACCATCTCCATATCTTACAACAAAGTTACTGAGCATTCTTATTATCTGTATAAGATATCTGCGTAATTGGCCGTCGTAGAAATACTGCATTAAAAATCTGCCTTAGGTTTCATGGCTTTACTGATAGCCTGTCTTTCTTCAACAATATCTCCATCTATGTTTGTAGAAGTCGTATTGTTGATAAATCCTGTACGTAGAGTCTTTCTATTGTCAGTATTTGTCAATGTATGACGTACAGCATCTTCTCGCTTCAACCATCTTTTTCCTGTATATCTAAATAATCTATTTGGCATATAGTCTGTTCTTAAAAAATAATCACCCTCGATAGCATTAGATGGAAATGAGATACCATGTCCAAATACTACACCATTATCTGGAATTCCGTCCCCTAATAGATATCCTACATAGCCACTGCGTAGAGGTCTTTCAGCTATTCTGCTGGCATCCAATCTCATAGAACTAGCATCTATGTCCGTTTCGTCAGCGGTTTTTAAAGCAGGGTTTCCATTTTCGTCTACTGCTAGGGTGTAAAATTGCTGTGTTTCATAACCACTTTTAGCCGTATCTGCTTCTGCCTGCGCTATGATAGCGTCATTAATTTCTAAATTCTTGGCCTGAGTACTGAGCACACTTTGAATAGTATTTCCGCTATACAACGAAAAATAAGAATTATTAGGAGGTTCATTGCCTGTTGTAGTGTTTGTAACTGTGTAAAGTTTACCCTGAAACCTCAGAATTTGACCCGCAGTATAGGTCATTGAACTATCATAATCGCCTACAAAATAAGCATCTTTATCTGTAGGTTTGGTAAGTATATCTGCGTACTGTTGACTGTCGTTGATTTTCCTTAGTTTTAATCTATATAAATGTGGATACCAAGTTCTGCTGAATCCTTCTGCTGCTCTCCCTACATCCTCTATAACATAAAACCTAGGAAGACTAACATCTTTATCATTCAAAGCAAACTCGTCTTTAAGATGTGGTAGTTCTATAACATCTCCGCTAAGAGGTTTTCTACCGATATTAGTAACTGTGTCGTTTATATGTACAGTCATGAAGACTGTTTCATTGTCTATCATAAGACCAAATTGACTTAAATTAAAATCTAGGTCACTGACATTATAAATTCCTCTTAGAACATAGATACTCGAATCATATTTTCTATCTCTATTTTCTAAAAGCAGTAAATCCTGTATATTAGTTTCATTTTGACTAAGATAATGCGGCTGATCAGCAGTGGCTACAGCAGGATCTGGATTCAAAGGACCTATATACTTATGGAAAAATACATCAGTACCGCCTACTTGGAACATCTCACTGATATTTCTATCTAGAAATTTGTAGTCATTTCCTTTTTCTGGACGATATAAACTTAAACGTGGCATAGTATAATATTTAGCAGCTAAATATTATTGGAGAAAAGTATGAACGATAACCCGCAAGAAGAGAGGCAAAAAGTCTACGATTATTGTCGTACAATGCTGGCTGATGGCATGATTGATGTAGAACTAGATCCTATTCATTATGAAACCGCTTTAAATAGAACTCTAGCTAAATTTCGTCAGCGTAGCAGTAACAGCGTGGAAGAAAGTTATGCTTTTTTGACCTTAGAAAAAGATAAGAATGACTATAAATTAGGTGAAGAGATTATCAATGTACAATCTGTATTTCGCAGAACACTGGGTTCAAGAACTGGAGGAGGTACTGGCACTAATTTTGAACCATTTAATTTAGCCTACACTAATACCTATCTTTTAAACAGCACTATGCTGGGTGGTCTAGCAACTTATTATTTGTTTGCTAGCTATCAAGAAATGGTAGGTAAAATATTTGGTAGCTATATAGAATTCCAATGGATACCATATTCAAGAACATTAAGAATTCTACAACGTCCCTTTACTGAAGGTGAAGTGATTATGCTACGTTGTCAAAATTTTAGACCAGATTTTGTACTGTTAAATGACCTCTATGCTAAACAATGGATATTAGATTATACATTGGCCAATTGTAAAATAATTTTAGGTGAAGCACGTAGTAAATTTGCTAATATTGCTGGACCTCAAGGTGGCGGCCAACTTAACGGTGGTGATCTTAAATCTGCGGGGAAAGAAGAAATAGAAAAATTGGAAAAAGAATTATTTGATCTTATTCCTGGCGGCACCGGTTATACATTTATCATAGGTTGATCATGAAAGCACACGAAATACTCACTGAAAAATCTGAAAAGAAGTTAAGTAAAAATCTTAAACGTAGCGGCTCACATGCTAAACAATATCAAGATATAGATCAATACTATGGAATGTATAGATTTGGCCTTGCTATGGCCTCAGCACCCGATGGGGATACACCTAAAGAAGGCCCTGCGAAAGATGTACCTGCTGTCTGGATGTATTCAAAGGGTGAAGAAGATATAGTTAATAAAGCAGCCAAAAACCAAGGAATTTCAGGAAGTACCATAATTTCTAAAGGCCCTAGCGAAGAATTAAAGAGCACAAATAAACAAAGTCCTGTAGCCAAGCCAAAACCTAACAGATATGGTGTATAAAGTCTTGACACTCTAGCGCAAATAATATAAAATAAAGTATCACTAAGGAGATACTATGATCATTGGCTTTGTTGGATTTATAGGATCTGGTAAAGATACCGCAGCAGATTACCTTGTTAATTTTCATGAATTTAGGCGAGACAGTTTCGCTAACACCTTAAAAGACGCTGTAGCAGCAGTATTCGGTTGGGATAGAACCTTATTAGAAGGACGTACAGCAGAAAGTCGTGCTTGGCGTGATCAAGTAGATTTTTGGTGGTCAAATCGTTTAGGTAAACAAATTACACCACGTTGGATTTTACAGTATTGGGGAACTGAAGTATGTCGTCAAGGATTTCATGATGATATCTGGATTGCCAGTTTAGAAAATAAACTAAGAAAAACTAAGGATAATGTTGTTATCAGCGACGTAAGATTTCCAAATGAGATTCAAGCTATTCACAATGCCAAAGGTATTGTCGTTAGAATTCGTAGAGGTCCTGACCCTGACTGGTATGATGATGCTGTTAACATGAACAAAGGTCCTACTAATATGAGCTGGGCAATTAGTAAACAACGTATGTCGGAATTAAACATTCATTCAAGCGAAACGAGCTGGGTAGGTGGAAATATTGATTATATTATAGATAACAATGGAAGCATGGATCATTTATTTGGGCAACTCAGAAGTCTGGTGGAAGTTCACCTCGCCTCCAATGATAGTTCTCTACATGAAGAATTCGTTGACAGTTCGCGCATACTGACTTTAAGTTAGGTAATCGATTATTATCTAGATTGCCATCTACATGATAGACATTAAACTGTTCTTTATATTTGCTTTTAAATCCACACTTATCACAAGTTAGTCTAAGTCTATAACCTTCTTGGTACCACTTAGGATTTCCTTTGCCTATGCCTCCATAGCGTAAGCATATTTCGCAACGGCGACGATAATAGGCCTTACCGTTTTTATAGTAATTTATAGCAGCAGGTCGTTGTTTACAAATACATAAAGGGCGCATTCAAACTATTTAGCTGCCCTTTTCTTTCCCTTTTCTTAAGGTTATAACTGATTATTTTTGGCTGAATACTATAAATAATAGTAGAACAGAAACCTTAGGAGAATCCAAGATGGCATTAAGTTCACCAGGCGTAGAAGTCAAAGTAATTGACGAATCATTTTACACACCAGCTGAGCCTGGCACCGTTCCTCTGATCGTTGTTGCCACAGCTGAAAATAAGTCTAATGGAGCAGGAACCGGTACCGCCCCGGGAACTCTTGCTGCTAATGCTGGAGAAGTTTATTTAATGACCAGCCAGCGTGATCTTGTAGATAACTTCGGAGATCCAATATTTAAAACAGATGTGATAGGTAATCCTATTCATGCTGGAGAACAAAATGAGTATGGCTTACAGGCAGCATATAGTTTACTAGGTGTAAGTAATCGAGCCTATGTTGTTCGTGCAGATATAGACCTAAGTGAATTAGATGCTACAGCAGATGCTCCTACTAGTGAAGCTGCCAGTGGAACACATTGGTTAGATACAAAAAACACTGTTTGGGGTATATTTGAATGGAATGGTAATGGCATTACAACAACTAACGGTCAAACCTTTATTAAGAAAACACCACTAGTTGTTACAGATGAAACCAGAGTAGACACACTTACTGGTGGTCCAAAAACATCTGTAGGAGCCATTGGTGATTATGCTATAGTAACCACAGATACAAGTGCTACAACAAAAGCACTAACAACCAAACACGGTGATACCACAGAAAATCAACTTTGGTATAAGAGTAAAGGCAATCTAGCAGCAAGCCCAGCTGTCACAGCCGGAACATGGGTTAAAGTAGGTAGTAGCGAATGGAGAAATAGTCATCCTACAGTATTAGGACAGACTGCTGTTACTGGCTCTACTCTAACAGGAACTTTAGAAATCAATGGTACAGTTATTACAGTTTCAAGTTCATCCATGGCTAATCTTGTAAGTCAGATTAACGGTGCTGGACTTGATGGAATTTCTGCTGCTGTAGTGAATGGTAAATTAGAAATTTATAGTGAAGGAGAAAGTGCTGTTGATGAAAGCACTGCGGCAAATCCTGTTCTAATAGCAGGAACATTAACTAATGCTAATATATCACTAAGTTCTATTGGAGTCAAAACAGGAACATATTATGGTCCTTCCTTAGCCGTACAAAAACACACACTGGTTCCAGAGTGGAAAACCAGTAATACTTATCCAAGACCAACAGGTAGTGTGTGGGTAAAGACAACAGAACCAAACGGTGGTTCACGTATTAGATTAAAGCGCTGGAATAGTGCAACTAAGGAATGGGAAGCTGTAGAAGCGCCTATCTATGAGAATGGCCATGATGCTTTATATAACTTAGATGCCAGTGGTGGTGGCTCTAACTTAGCAGTTGGTACATGTTTCTCACAATTTAATCATACAGAAGACAAAGGTATTGATAGCACCCCACGTCTTTATAATTTACAAATTTGGAGAAAAGGTTCCGCTGCTCCTACTACTGTAACAAGTAAAAAGATTATAGCAGGAACAATTTCATCAGGCGCAAGGTCGATGACCATGGCCGAAAGTGATTCAGGTCAGGCTAGCTTAAGTACAGCTAAAACAGTTTCTTGGACTGCTACAGGAACAACCAGTGATGCTGAGTTATTAGCAACCGCAATTAATGCTGCTGGATTTGAACATGTTACTGCTGAGGTAGATAGCAGTAATAGAGTAATAATAAAACATGCTCTAGGCGGGGAAATTAGAATAGCAGACGGTACAGGAACTCCAGTTCTAGATTATTTTGAAAATCCATATACCTATGAGCCTAGCAGTACTAATTTTGGGCTAGGTACAAGATTCTTACATGCTGCTCCAGCAGGAGATACCACTTATGATTTCATCGTAAGTGCGTGGGAACCTCTAGTGTATGCTGCGTCTGATATAGCACCTAATCAAATTCCATTAGAAGGACAACTGTGGTATAGCAGTGTGACAGATGAAATAGATATCATGATTCATGATGGAACTACTTGGGTAGGGTATTTAAACGAATTGCCTAGTACAGATCCAAATGGGCCTTTAGTAAGAGCTTCTGAACCAGAAAGACAAAGTGATGGAACAAGCTTAGAAACAGGTGATTTATGGATAGACACAGCAGATCTAGAAAATTTCCCAACTATCTACAGATACAATAAGGATCTTTTAAAATGGATACTACTAGATAAAACTGATCAAACAACTGAAAATGGAGTTTTGTTCGGTGACGCTCGTTACAATGACACAGGTGAAA